AGGTTTACAGCAACAAATTCTATTCCTTTACAGTTAAGTAGAGGACTGGATGTAAGTGTTGTTGGCGCCGCTGGAACAGTTATGGGAGTTGGGTCTATGGTAGGATCTACCTACACAGATGCTGTACGGATAGGGTCTGTACTTCAAGGAAATGGAGTAGATGGTGATTTTATAGTTGATGTTTTAAACAATGGAACGATGGCTCGGTCATTAACTATTGATAGCTCTTTGTCTGTCAAATTTAACGGCTATAGCTCCACTAACCAAACAGGTACGCCTACATATTTATTAGGCACAGATGCTTCAGGTAACGTAGTTAAAACATTAGGGGCAGGTATACCGGGAGGACCTTATCTACCTTTATCAGCTGGAGCAAGTTATCCTTTAACAGGTAGTTTATTTGTTAAAGCTGCTGGAACAGGGGTGGACGCTACTACTACAACTACGTATACTATGAATGTAGGAGGTGGTAATGCTAACTCATATATAGCCCAAGTTGTACCGATAGCTTATGATTCATTGTCTTCAGGAACACATAATAGTTTGAACTTCAAAGTAGGTACTTTTAATAACAATGCAGATGCAGGCGTTTCAAGAATGACTATATTATCTAATGGTAATGTTGGTATTGGAACAACTGACCCAAGTAGTTACAGATTACAAGTGGAAGGTACAGCGGCGGAATTACTTAATGTTAGTAATACATCTACATACGCTAGGTTATCACTTACAGGAGCGGCTAATAATGGAGGAGATATAATTTTCAGAGAAGCAGGTTCAACAACCGCTCAATTCGGTATGTACTCATCAGGTGCGCAAGCATCATCTACATTAGGTGTTTACCCTAGTGATGGAGCTTCTCCTGCTTTGTTAATAAAACAAGATGGTAACATAGGTATAAACAAAACGAACCCTACTGAGAAACTACACGTAGCAGGTAGCGCGATAATTGAAGGAGGTATTGCTGCTGAAGGGTCTGGTGAGGCTTTAAGAGTTTCTATGCCAGGAGGTGCTTCTTGGCAGAACCAAACCTCTACGGTAATAGGTGCTATAAAAATCACTATGCCTAACACATGGACAAGCACCATGGTTAGAATGACCGTTAGGATATATGAATATGCAAACAATGAAAGCTTTGAAGTGGAGTTAGGAGGATACACTTATGGAGGAGGTTCATGGATTAATACCTTTGCTCATATAATATCTGGCGCAAATGTAGATAGAAATTTTACTGTAAGATTTGGACACGACAGCAATAATAAGTGCTGTGTTTATATAGGAGAACTAGCTAGCACTTGGTCATATCCTCAAGTTACAGTCACTAATTTTGAAGCAGGGTTTAGCTCTACAGCTGTTTCATCATGGGTTGACGGATGGGATGTTGGACCAGCTACTTCTTTTTCACAAATATCTGCAACAGTAGTAGACACACAGATAGCAAACTGGAAAAGAAACGTACAGGATGTTTACTACGGATCAGGAACTGGTGCTGTTGGAATAGGGACTCCTTATCCACAAGCAAAGCTCCACGTAGCAGGGGGTGACCTTACAGTAGAACAAACAGCAGGAGATGGGAATAAAATATTCCTTACAACAGACCACGCTTCTCATTATATAAAAGCTAATGGCTATTGGATTGACGTAGTTGGGAATGCTAATGAAGTATTTAGAGTATTTGGTGGTTTAGGTGGAGCATCAGAATACTTACGTGTTAAAGGTGATGGTAATGTGGGGATCAACGAAACAAATCCAACTCGAAAACTACAAGTAGAAGGTTCTTTTTATACAAGAGGAGCAGAGATAGGGTATGATGATCTCCTTTTAAAAGAAATAGGTAACGTTATCTCTCCTGAAATTAAAATGCAAAACAATACCCATACTATAGGTATTGATTATTATAATGACGAGACGTTAAGATTTATAACTAGATCAGGAACTCTTACAGTACCTATAACTTTCCAGATGAGAGCAGGTACTATAACCGCTACAAACTTTATATTATCTTCAGATGAAAGGTTAAAGGAGAATATAAAAGAACTAGAGCCAAAAACAATAGAAGCAAACTGGAAATCTTTTAATACAAAAAACAATAAAGAAAGTTACAGAACCGGTGTTATAGCTCAAGAGCTAGAAATAAAACACCCTGAATTTGTAGAAACAAATAAAGAAGGTTTTAAATCAGTTAAGTATATTGATTTACTAATATCTAAAATAGCTGAATTAGAAGATAGAATCAAAAACCTAGAGAAGTAATGAGCGTACCAAATACAACAACATTTAACTTACAAAACGTGGTTGACACAGTTAATCCACAAACTGATGACTTAACTGGTTGTTTTGCAAGTTCAGTATCTAGTAAATTTGACTCTTTATATTCTGGAAGTAAAAACAGTTTATTAAATTTTAGAAATTACGATTCATCTACACCAGCTAGCCCAACTCCTATTGTTGGAAAGATATGGGGATATAATTCTGGCACCACTAAGTCTTTTACTATAGGTCAAACTACTGATGATACTATATTATTCTTCTCTGCGGCCTTTGTAGCTGGTTCCGGAGCGATTAGCGAAAGTTTATCTGACAGCACTGGATCTACTTGGACCAGAAGGCAAGCTGGTTATCTAACATTCTGGTATTTAGAGGTAACTAGTGCAACTGTAAATAGAACTTTAACGTTAACAACAGCTAGAACTAATGTTGTTATTGGCGCCTTTAGCTTAAGAGACGCTGAATTAAATGCTACTCAGCCAACTGGAAATTTTGTATACAATACTGCTACAACAGCACAAAGCGTTACAGCTACTTTAGGATCATCTCCAACTAGTGTGTACTCTATGGTTTTAAACTTCGGTACCGCGGCTACTAGTTTTAATGTTTTTATTGGGTCATTAACAGATTCTACGGGTAAAACAGCTGCTTATACCTGGACCGCTCCAGGTCTTGGGACTAACATAGCGTGTAAAGTATCTATGACAGCTATAGATTACCTACCTGTTTTAACGCCTCAAGAAAGAACAAATACAAAGTTTAGTACAACTGATGTTAAAACAATTACTATAGCTTTACAGAATGTACAACCTGCATAAATAAACAAATAAAACAAATAAATAAATATGATTACTTACAATTGGAATTGCAAAACAGTAGATGCTTACGTTGAAAAAGACAACGAAGCAGACGTAGTGTATAATGTACACTGGATAGTTACAGGTATCTCTGACGTAGAGAATCCTAACTCACCTAACACATTTTACCAAGCTACAAGTATCGGGACACAAACATTAGATGTTAGTGAAATTACAAACTTCATACCTTTTGATCAGGTTACGAATGCAGAAGTAGTTGCATGGACTCAAGAAGCTATGGGAGAAGAGCAAGTTACTAATATAGAAGCAGGGATTGCTAGCCAGATTGAATCTATGATTCATCCTACTACAGTGACACTTACTGTTGGAGAGCCAGTTCCACCAGAACCAATTCCTCCTGTTGAATAATTAAAGACTATTAAAAAATAGTTGTATATTTGTTAAATAATAATTTAAATCAAATCAAATGTCAAAGCAATTAAGTAAAGAGCAACTAGAGTTGTTACAAGGATTACAGAATGAATTCAATCAAGCTAAAATAAATATAGCTGATACTGAAATTCAAAAAGCGGGACTATTAGTTGGATTAGCTGAAGTTCAGAAGAAATTCGCAGAACAAGAGCAGATCTTAATGACAGAGTTCGGAGAGAATGCTGTAATAAACCTACAGACTGGAGAGGTTAAAGACCCAGAGCCAGTAAAAGAAGAAAAAACAGATACCCCATTTGAGGTAGTAAAATAATTTACAATGGCAAAAATTAGCAACACAGCGGCATACCCTAACATTTCAAGTATTAACTCGGCAGATTACTTAATTTTAACTGACCAGGATAATACCTTAATGACTAAATCTTGTACGATCTTAACACTTACAGATTATAGCATTAATAGAGGGATTGTTAAACTAATCGCTCCGGATGGTGGTGTATGGCAGTTGTTTGTTAGTAATACTGGAGTTATAACTACTCAAGCTGTTTAGAAAAACACAAAATGGACATAAGGAAAATCTCGATAGGAGCAGACTACAAGTCTGGTGCAATGCATTATATTGTTGGCCAGAATGTTCTTGGCGCGTCCTATATAATCCAGCATATCATCCATGATAATGATTCTTATAAGATCTGGATTATAAAAGGAGATGAGGTTTTGCTATGGAAGGAGTTTAAAAATACACTACCTATCTCTTTAGAATACAACATAAATTTTTAGAAATGAAAGAAATTCCAAAGGACTGGAAGGACATACTTTACGATTCTTTTAAAGATAAGAAAGATTCTTTTAAAGGCAAGGATACTACTATTTTAAAAGAAAAAGATTCCGACAGGAAGGAAAAAAATTAAATCAAATGCAATCACCTTACAGTTTTATTGTTAAACCGTTAAAGGGAAGACGATACGATAATATTAAAAAATATGGAGAGGTAAACTTTATTACTAGCACCTCCGAAGAAGACCATAAAGCCTCAAATAGATTTGCTACAGTTGTAGAAGTCCCTGTAAATTATACCGGCCCAATTAAAGAAGGAACTACACTTGTTGTTCACCATAATGTTTTTAAGTTTTATAACGACATGTATGGTAAGCGAAAGAGTGGGAAAAGCTTTTTTAAGGAAGACTTATTTTTTGTGGATATGGATCAGTTCTTTCTATATAAAGAAGGAGATACTTGGGTAGGTCACGACAAATACTGTTTCGTTAAACCATTACTAGTAAAAGATTCGTATCTTAAGAAGAATTCTAAAAACGAACCTCTAAGGGGAACTGTTAGATATATCAATCAACAGTTGCTAGACAAAGGGGTTAAGGTTGGAGATGAGATTTTATATGAGCCAGAATCAGAATATGAATTCACTGTAGACGACGAGAAGTTATATCGTATGTCTACTGATAGTATAGCGGTGGTATTATAAACATCGAAAGAAAGAATATAAATTTATGAATGTAAATAGCATAAAACTACAGATTATTGAGGCTGGTGAGAAAGCTGTTATGCAGTTAATTAAAGTCGCTAAAGAAGAAATTATTAAGTATGGTGAAGATGATGAGTTGGCTGCGGATAAGTTAAAAAATGCTGCTGCTACTAAAAAACTTGCTATATTTGATGCATTTGAGATCCTTAAGAGAATAGAAGAAGAGAAAGATTTATTGGACGGGGTTGATAATAAAACAAATAACACACCAAAAGGATTTGCGGAATCAAGATCGAGATAGCTTATACAGGGAACTTATAAATTTAATTCCTAAACATGTTTTAACCACAAAGAACAAAGCAAAAGCTTGGCAATATGGTTACAATGAAAAGTATAACTTTGTTGTTATCTCAAAGACCGGAGAGATTGGTCAGGTTCTAAATATCCAAGGACTGAACGTTGCTCTTCCTAAAATGTCTAAGGACATCTTAAAAAGATCTGACAAGAAAGAAGAACAGTACTGGGAGCCAGGGTTGCTTCCAAAGCCATTATCAAGAATAAAGTCTATATTCCAATGGCATGACGCTCCTTCGTCTTTTAAAAACCAGTGGGTAGATTACATAGAAAAAGAATTTGACTACAGAGAGCATGGTCGCTGGTTCATGAACAACGGTACTCCGACGTACATAACTGGATCCCATTGGATGTACATACAACACACTAAGATTGATATTGGTCTCCCTGACTTCAGAGAGGCAAATAGAATATTTTACATTCACTGGGAAGCCTGTAAGGCTGACAAAAGAAGTTTTGGCAACTGTTACCTAAAAATTAGACGTTCTGGATTCTCATATATGGGAAGTGAAGAGTGTGCAAATATAGGTACAATCACAAAAGATGCTAGGATTGGTATACTTTCAAAGTCTGGTTCTGATGCTAAGAAAATGTTTACGGATAAGGTTGTTCCGATCTCAAACAACTACCCCTTCTTTTTTAAACCGATCCAAGATGGGATGGATAAACCTAAAACGGAATTAGCGTATAGGGTTCCAGCATCTAAGATTACCAAAAAGAATATGTATCTAATAGAAGAGCAAGAGCTTGAAGGATTGGATACGACTATTGACTGGAAGAATACAGGAGAGAATAGTTATGATGGGGAGAAATTAAAGTTACTAATACATGATGAAGCGGGAAAATGGCTTAAGCCAGATAACATACTGAATAACTGGCGTGTAACAAAGACATGTTTGCGTTTAGGAAGTAAGGTTATTGGTAAATGTATGATGGGGTCTACCTCAAATGCACTAGATAAAGGGGGTACAAATTTTAAGAAATTGTATTACGACTCAGACTCTAATAACCGAAATTCAAATGGTCAGACTAAAAGCGGTCTCTATAACTTGTTTATTCCAATGGAGTGGAATATGGAGGGGTTTATTGATAAATTTGGAATGCCTGTTTTTAATACTCCTGATAAACCTGTAAAGGGTATTGATGGCGAGATGATTTTTCAGGGAGCTATAGATTACTGGCAGAATGAAGTTGATTCATTAGCAATTGATCCAGATGCATTGAATGAATTCTATAGACAATTCCCTAGGACTGAGTCTCATGCATTTAGAGATGAAAGCAAACAATCTCTTTTTAATCTTACAAAAATATATCAGCAAATTGACTATAATGACTCTTTAATAATGGGCCAGAACATGACCCAGGGTTCATTTTCTTGGGAGAATGGCATCAAAGATTCTAGGGTAATTTGGTCGCCTGATAAAAGAGGAAGATTTTTTGTAACTTGGTTACCTGAAAGAGCATTGCAAAATAATGTTGTTTTAAAGAACGGAAGGAGATATCCAGGGAACGAACATGTTGGTTCATTTGGGTGTGACTCATATGATATATCGGGTGTAGTTGTTGGTAAAGGATCTAATGGTTCGTTACATGGGCTAACTAAATTCAATATGGATAATGCACCAAGTAATGAGTTTTTCTTAGAATATATTGCCCGCCCACAGACAGCGGAAATATTTTTCGAGGAAGTTTTAATGGCTTGTGTGTTTTATGGAATGCCTATTTTATGTGAGAACAATAAACCTCGTTTGCTGTATCATTTAAAAAATAGAGGCTATCGTGGATTTAGTATAAATCGACCTGATAAGACTTTTAACAAACTGTCAAAAACAGAAAAGGAATTAGGGGGAATACCGAATTCAAGTGAGGATGTAAAGCAATCACACGCTTCAGCTATAGAGTCATATATAGAAAAGCATGTTGGTTTGGATTTAGCAGGGAATTATAGAGATAGTGATGACATGGGTATAATGTATTTTCAAAAGACATTAGAGGATTGGGCGAGATTTGATATAAACAACAGAACGAAGTTTGATGCGTCAATTAGTTCAGGGTTAGCTATCATGGCTAATCAGAAACACTTGTATACTCCTGCTCAAGAAAAATCAAAAATAAGCATTAACTTTGCAAGATATGATAATAAGAATTCAGTTAGCCAATTACTTAAATAAATGAAAGACGTAAAAATACAAGTAAATGCATCTGCATTTCCAGATCAATTTGCTTCCGACTCGGTTAAAGATACGATGGAGTATGGATTACAAATCGGGCAAGCAATACAGTACGAATGGTTTAGAAGGGATAATGGATCTTGTAGGTTTTATTCTCAGTGGGCTGACTTTAATCGCTTAAGGCTATATGCTCGTGGAGAGCAGTCTATAGGTAAATATAAAAATGAACTATCTGTAGATGGGGATTTATCTTATTTAAATTTAGATTGGACACCAGTTCCTATTATCCCAAAGTTTGTTGATATTGTTGTAAACGGTATGAATGACAGACTTTTTAAAGTAAAGGCTGTTGCTCAAGATGCTCTTTCAGCAGAGAAAAGAAATCAGTTTCAGGAGATAGTAGAGGGCGATATGATCGCTAAACCTTTATTACAACAAATACAAAAAGATTTTGGTGTTGATGTATTCCAAACTGAGGAATCAGAATTACCAGAAAACGACCAAGAGCTAGAGCTTTTCATGCAAATGAAGTACAAGCCAGCAATTGAGATAGCAGAAGAAGAGGCAATTGATACGTTATTCTCTGCAAACCACTACAATGATACTCGTAGAAGAATAGATTATGACATTACTACTTTAGGTGTGGGAATAGGGAAACATATGTTTCTTCCTGGCGCTGGAGTAAAGGTAGATTATGTTGATCCTGCAAATGTGGTATATAGTTATACCGAAGACCCTTACTTAAAAGATTGCTTTTACTGGGGAGAGGTAAAGACAGTGCCAATTACAGAGCTTATTAAAATTGATCCTACATTAACGAATGAGGATTTAAATGAAATCTCTAAATATAGTCAGTCATGGTATGACTACTATAATTCTTCACAGTATTACGAAAACAGCATGTTTCATAGAGACACTGCTACATTATTATATTTCAATTATAAAACCACGCACACTTTTATCTACAAGAAAAAGAAAATGTCTGACGGCACTTTTAAAGTTGTAGAGAAGGATGATACTTTTAATCCACCAACAGAAATGATGGAGGAGGGAGATTATGAGAGAGTAGAAAAAACTATTGATGTTTGGTATGATGGCGTTATGGTTATGGGAACTAATATTGTTCTTCAGTGGAAGCTGGGTGAGAATATGGTTAGACCAAAATCAGCTAGTCAGTATGCCATGCCTAATTATGTGGCCTGTGCGCCAAAAATGTACAAGGGGCAATTAGAATCTTTAGTGAAAAGAATGATTCCTTTTGCGGATTTAATTCAAATGACTCACTTGAAAATACAACAAGTAGTTTCTCGTGTAGTTCCAGATGGTGTATTTATTGATGCTGACGGATTAAATGAAATTGACTTGGGAACAGGAGCTGCTTACAATCCAGAAGACGCTTTAAGATTATACTTCCAAACGGGTAGTGTTATTGGTAGAAGTTATACACAAGATGGAGAGTACAACAACGCAAGGGTTCCAATTACTCAGCTAACAGCAAATAGCGGTGCTAGTAAGATGCAAATGCTTATTGGGAACTACAATCATTACTTAGATCAAATTAGAACTGTAACAGGCTTAAATGAAGCCAGAGATGGATCAACTCCTGACCCTAATTCTTTAGTTGGTGTTCAGAAGTTAGCGGCATTAAACTCTAATGTAGCAACTAGACATATTTTAAATGCAAGTTTATATATAACAAGGACGTTAGCGGAATGTTTATCTATTAGAACTGCCGATATTTTAGAATATGCAGAATTCAAAGATGAGTTCGCAATGCAGATTGGGAAATATAATCTAGGTATTCTTGAGGATATTAAAGAGTTGTACATGTATGACTTTGGTATTTTTATAGAAATGGCTCCTGATGAGGAAGAGAAAGCAATGCTGGAACAGAACATTCAGATGGCTTTGTCTAAAGGAGATATTAACTTAGAGGACGCTATTGATATTCGAGAGATCGCAAATCTAAAAATGGCGAATCAATTACTTAAAGTAAAGAGAAAAGCAAAACAGACAGCAGAGCAGCAGCAACTAATGCAGCAGCAACAAATGCAGGCTCAGATGCAGATGCAAGCTCAACAAGCTGCGGCTCAGTTAGCTATGCAAACAAACCAGTCAGAGACTCAGTCTAAGATCGCAGTAAAAGAAGCAGAGGTTGCTTTTGATATTCAAAAATTACAGATGGAAGCTCAGTTGAAACAGGGATTAATGCAGACTGAATTTGAAATGCAGATGTCATTAAAAGGTGTTGAACAGGACAGTATACAGTCTAGAGAAGATAATAGGGAGAACGCAAAGAGTAATCGAATTAATCAGCAGTCAACTCAGACATCAAAGATGATTGAGCAGAAGAAAAGAGATTTACCATCAATAAATTTCGAGTCTAATGAGGACAGTTTAGATGGGTTTGACCTTGCGGAATTTGACCCCAGATAATTAAAAAAATAGTATTAACTTTGTAAAAATCAAATCAAATGATAGTAAAAGCAGTCGACGGAGATGTCGAACAAAAATCAAGAGCGCAGGTTGAAGAGACTTTATTAAAGGAACATGAAGAGCAATATGTTGATTCAGATAATAAAGATGACTCTATAGATAGAGTAGATTTTAGAACTAGCGCAAAAGAAACTACCGAGGAAAACGAGGGAGAGGAAATAAGTGGATTGGTAAAGGAAGTTGAAACACTTGCAGAAGATCCACAGGAATTAAAAGAAAATGATATTCTTTCTTACATTAAGAATAGATATAACAAGGATATAACTTCTATTGATGAATTGTTTGCGGAAAAAGAGGCAAACGTAGAGTTACCGGAAGATGTGTCTAAGTATTTAAAGTACAAACAAGATACCGGACGTGGTATTAATGACTTCTATGAATTACAGAAGGATATTGATGGCATGGACGATGATATTGTACTCGCTAAGTATTATGAGTCGACTGAAGAAGGTTTAGACTCTGATGATATCCAAGACATTATCGAAGATAAGTTTTCATATGATGAAGATTTAGATGATGAGAGAGATGTTAGAAAAATAAAACTAGCAAAAAAAAGAGAACTTGCGAAAGCAAAAACGTTCTTGAACGAGCAAAAAGATAAATATAAAGTTCCTCTTGAGTCAAGTGGGGATGGATTATCTGAAAGCCAGAACGAGGATGTAGCTGCTTACAAAAAGTATGTGGAGGATTCCAAAAGTATTACGGAGCAAAATCAAAAGAGATATGATTTTTTCTTAGATAAAACCGAGTCGGTTTTTAACAATGAGTTCAAAGGTTTTGAATTTTCAGTTGGTGATAAAAATATTTCTTTTAAGCCAGGCGATGCACAAGAACTTAAAAATGTTCAATCTGACGTTAACAATTTCGTTAACAAATTTATGGACACAGATGGTTTAATTGCAGATGCCAAAGGATATCATAAGGCCTTATCGGTTGCTATGAATCCGGATAAATTTGCTAAACACTTTTATGATCAGGGAGTTGCTTCAGCTATAGATAATGTTTCTAGGAAATCGAAAAACATTAATATGGATGTAAGACAACAATCGCAATCTGTTTCAAAGAACGGAATTTCGATCAGACCTGTGAATCACAGTGCGGACAACGGACGGGGACTCAAAATTAGAAGTATTAAAAAAAGTTAAAAAACCCATAATAAAATGGCAGTAAACGCAACCCCAGGATTTGACTTGCAACCAAGCGCACAGCAAACTCCTTTATCGACAAATTATATCAATAACTTCGATTTCTTAAATCAATATCTTCCAGATGTTTATGAGAAAGAATTTGAACGTTATGGAAACCGTACAGTAGCATCATTCTTGAGAATGGTGGGTGCTGAAATGCCTTCTACCTCTGACCTTATCAAATGGGCAGAACAAGGAAGATTACACACGAAGTACCAGGCGGTAACTTCAGCAGCAGCAGCAGCAGCTGATTCAGCTGTATGGACAATTCCTAACAACATTACTAACTTTAACCCAGCACTAGGTGGAGCATCTAGTCAAGCTGCGCTTAGAGCTGGTCAGACAGTTATGATCTCAGACAATACTGGAAATTCTTCTTTACAGAATAAAGGTATTATTACAGTAGCTCCAACAGCATCTAATCCAAACAAAGTAACAATTGCATATTACGAAGCAGGTGGTCAGACAATGGCAGCTGGAGTTTCTTGTGATATCTTTGTATATGGTTCGGAATTTGCAAAAGGAGTAAACGGAATGGTAGGTTCTTTAGAATCTGATGATTTCTTCTTCCAAAATAAACCAATCATTATCAAAGACAAGTATACTGTTTCTGGTTCTGACATGGCTCAAATTGGATGGGTAGAAGTTACAGGTGAAGATGGAGTAAATGGATACTTATGGTATTTGAAATCTGAGCATGATACAAGATTACGTTTTGAAGATTACTTAGAGACAGCAATGATTGAAGCAGTTCCTGCTGAAGCAGCGTCTGGAGCTGGTGATTACCTTCAAGGTGTAGGTGCAGGACTTAGTGCTGTAAACGAATCTGGATCTGAAGGAGTTTTCTATGTAGTAGGAAATAGAGGTAATGTTTACGGTGGAGGTAATCCAACGACTTTAACTCAATTCGATAACATTATCAAGAGACTTGACAAACAAGGATCTATTGAAGAGAATGTTATTTTTGTAGATAGAAATTTCTCTTTTGATATTGACGATATGTTAGCTGCACAATCATCTAATGCAGCTGGTGGTGTATCTTACGGATTATTCGACAATGACAAAGACATGTCTTTAAACTTAGGTTTCACAGGATTCCGTAGAGGTTACGATTTCTACAAGTCTGACTGGAAATACTTAAACGATCCTACTATGAGAGGTGGTATCAATGCTGGTGCAGTAAGTGGACTTTTAGTTCCTGCTGGTTCAACAACAGTATATGACCAAATCTTAGGTAAGAACGCTAAGAGACCTTTCTTACATGTTCGTTATAGAGCTT